ATGGGGCCCTCAAAACGAAGTGTCCAAAGGGGAATGGGGGAAAAGGCTGAGAGATAGGGAGATACAGAAAAAGGGGTGCAAAACGAATTGTCCAAGAGCTTGACGTTTGCTTTACATCTGCTTTACGTTTTGGGCCTGCGGAGGGCCTTTTTTTGTGCTCAAACGCGACATCTGCTTGCAAACGCTTTACTGATGCGGGTTTGAAGGGCGTTTGGACGCCGTTTGAGGGGCGTTTGAATGGGTGAGGGGGAAAGGGACGAGGAAGGGGCCAAAAACCGCGTGTGAGGCGGGTTTGAGGGCGTTTTGGAGGTGTTTGAAAGGGCTTACTGGTGGGAGTGCTGGGAGCGAGGGTGTACGCATGGGGCTGAATAAGGGCCTCAGGCGCGCACCCTTATGCACTTATTCGACTGATAAACAGGGAGGAATGGAGGCTGAGAGAGACACCCAGAAAGGCCGAAAAAGGCCCCCAAATGCCTGAATGTTCAAAACCGCCGCGGACCCGTTCAAAAAGGCGTATGTTTTTCAAACTGGGGCCAAACTGGGGTCAAACTGGGGTCAAAACGGGGGGGTGATTCTGGTTAAATGGCTGTTTCTAAATGTTGCATGAATCCTTGTTTTGCCGCGGAATAATGTTAAATCGGGGGGTGTGTGTCGCAGCTTTCCTGCTGGTTTTTAACGGTTTACACACGGAAATACGCCACTTCCCTGTGCACTCAAAAGAGCGTTGGTGGGTTGTTTGGCCGATTCATGGACAAAAGGGTGTGCAAAAGCGGGAACGCACATAGGTGTGCGTGCCTTTATCCAGTCGTTTGGGCGAACGTGCGCCCTATACCTTATATATTATGCCTTGTTCTTACCCAGCAGCTCATTAACCAGCGACCGGTTGTGAGCTGCCTCCTCGTCGCACTTCTGCTTCAGCCACTCAATCGTAGAATCTTTCGATCTTATCTGTGACTTCAGCTCCTCTATCATCATTGCTTGCGCCTGATTTTCTTTCGTCAACAATTCAATTTTGGTTTCATGTATGTCGCAAGTCTCTTTTGGTGTACTCGTCTTTTCCATTTTTGAAGTACTCGTAACGACACCACTAACATTGACATCACCCATCCCATTATTGTGAATATCACCGTTTACTCCTTGCCCTACAAGGATTCTTCGCTGCGGACTCTTTATATCCTCCTCTCGCCTCATTGGGCCTTTACCTGTTAGCAGCCACTCCGGAGAAATGTCGAATGATGTTACGATCTTATTCAGTATATCGAACTTCGGCATAACGCTGGACGTATAGTTGCGAATGTTAGCCTCGCTGGTGTCTAATGCCCTCGCCATCTTTGTGTTCTTGCCATTAGCAAAGACTTCCACAATCATCTTTATGCGCTCGTTTATGGTCTCCATATAATACGTAGGGATTACGCTTGTCGAATTTTTATTCGACGAATACTTGCGTGGTTCGAAACTTGTTTCGTTATTTGCAGCGTCTTCCAAAAGGGAAGACGCGCTAAAAATAGAAATAAACGTAACGAACGAAGAAATGGGAAAGATTCTGAGAGACCCCGAAGCGGTAAAGGAGCTGGCTAAGGCCTTCCAAGTGACCACGAAAAGCGTGCGATCGGCCTTGGACGGCGTAACGCAGAGCGACCTGGCCAAGCGGATCCGGAAACGGGCGCTGGATATGGGCCTGAAAGAGAAAGGAACCGAACAAGCAATCGTATTGAACTAAGAAACCAACAAACCCAAACAGAAAGAAAGATGGAAAGGTATTTCAAACTTACAGAAGAGACGATCGTAAACGAAGCCGGCCGGAAGCTGCGCCAGATCGAGTGCATACGCGACTTCAAGTTTGCCCACGCCGGTGAGCTGGGCGGCTTCATCGAGAAGGAAGAGAATCTCGGCGGCGAGGCATGGGTGGACGAAGGAGCCCAAGTGTGGGGCGAGGCAAAAGTGATCAACGGCTCGGTGCTGAGAGACAACGCACGGGTGTATGGCCGCTCCAAAGTGAGAAACGGCTCGGTGATCTACGACGAAGCCCGGGTGTATGACTACGCACTGGTCGACGCGTGCTCCGTAGGTGGACAGGCCAAGGTGTACGGCAAAAGCTGGATCTCCCGCGGCGTATCGATGGCCGATCAAACGGAGGTCTTCGGGCTGGCCAACATCGAAAACTCCTGCCTGCTGCATAACGCCAGCGTGTCAGGTCGAGCCTGCCTGAATTGCTCCATGGTGCTGAGTACGGACGCATACGTAACGCACAACTCCGACTTCTGCCAGTTTTACAACCTCTGCCCGACGGCCGACAGAACAACGGTCTACCGGACAAAGGCAGGCGACATCAGGATCTACCACGCAGACGAGGTGTACACCTTGGAGGCCTTTACTGAGCTGGTCGAACAAGCCAGCGACGAGTTAGTTTTCAAGCAGGTTTACCCCGCGGTGCTGGCGGTAATTAAAGTACGATTTCCACTCTAATTAAACCACAAGGGCGCCCCGGCCGGGGCGCCCGTAACCTACAAACCCAAACAGAAAGAAAGATGGATAAGCACTTCAAACTAACAGAAGAGACAAGAGTAAACGAGGCCGGCGTCACGCTACACCGGATCATGGCCACACGCGACTCGCTGCACGCCAAGGCTGGACAGACGGGCGGCTTCGTAGAGGGTGAGGACAACCTCGGTGGCGAGGCGTGGGTGGACGACAACGCGGAAGTATGGGGCGAGGCTTTTGTGTACTGCTATGCCTATGTGAGTGACAACGCCCGGGTGCACGGTAACGCGCAGGTCTATGACCACGCGTGGGTCGGAGCGGACGCACGGGTGTATGACAACGCCCGCGTCCACGAGAACGCTTATGTCGGCGGACAAGCCGAGGTGCACGGCCAGGCCGAAGTGGAGGGCATGGCGGCAGTAAAAGACGAAGCAGAGGTCACGGGGCATGCCCGGGTGCTTGGATGGGCGGAGATCGGCCGTAGGGCGTTCATCGAACACCTCCGCGACTACTGCGTGTTTCAGGGCTTCGGCCGGTGGAAAGACTGTCCGCTCACGGCCTTCCGAGAAAAGAATGGTGAGATCGGCGTGTTATTCGAGCACTATTCGAAGACTCTCGAAGGCTTTACAGCCCTGCTCGGCGATACGCCGGGCGGACAGACGTTCCGGACAATTATAGAAGTGATCAAGCTGAATTTCAACCTAAACTAACCACACCTCTCGGGCGCCCCGGCCGGGGCGCCCATAACCAACAAACAGAAAGAAAGATGGATAAGCACTTCAAACTGACAGAAGAGACGAAAGTAAACAAGGCCGGCGTCAAGCTACACCGAATCATGGCCACACGCGACTCGCTGCACGCCAAGGCTGGAGAGCTGGGCGGCTTCGTGGAGCGTGAATCCAACCTCATCGGCGAGGCGTGGGTGGACGGTTACGCGGAGGTATGGGGCGAGGCCTTAGTGTTCTGCAATGCCTACGTGGGTGGCCTCGCCTGTGTGTATGGCAACGCCCGTGTGCTCGAAAACGCCCGTGTGTATGGCAAGGCCCATATCTGTGATTATGCGTGTGTCGGAAAAGACGCACGAGTGTACGACAACGCCTGTGTCGGTGGGATGGCTTATGTCGGCGGACAAGCTGAGGTGCACGAACGGGCCGAGGTGTATGGCATAGTGAGAATAGAAGGCGAAGCAGAGGTCACAGGGCATGCTCAGATGTTCGGCTGGGCGAATATCGGCCGACGGGCACTTGTTGAGCACATCGGAGACTACTGCGTGTTTCAGGGCTTCGGCCAGTGGAAACATGATTCGCTCACGGCCTTCCGCGAAAAGAATGGAGAGATCGGCGTGCTCTTCGGGCACTATTCGGAGACTCTCGAAGGCTTTACGGCCCAGATCGGCGATACGCCGCACGGGCGGACGTTCCGGGCAATTATAGAAGTGATCAAGCTGAATTTCAACCTGAACTAACCCCACCTCTCGGGTGCCCCGGCCGGGGCGCCCATAACCTACAAACCCAAACAGAAAGAAAGATGGAAAAGCATTTCAAACTAACAGAAGAGACGATCGTAAATGAGGCCGGCGTCACGCTACACCGGATCATGGCCACACGCGACTCACGGCACGCCAAGGCTGGACAGACGGGTGGCTTTATCGAGAAGGAAGAGAACCTCGGTGGTGAGGCTTGGGTTACGGAATCTGCTCAGGTGTACGGAGACGCATTAGTGGATGGACGTGCACGCATATCGGATCACGCCCAAGTGTACGGCAAGGCGCACGTGGGTGACAGTGCGATGGTTACGGGATACGCTCAGATCTCAGGAAAAGCGTCTGTGACCGAGTGTGCGACAATCGGTGAGGAGGCTCGTATAGAGGGGAGCGCCCATGTAGGTGGCTCCGCAGAGGTTCGCGGAATCTGCCTCGTGTGCGGCTATGCGAGTGTGCGAGAACAGGCGGTGCTGACTACCGGCGCAAAGATCCTTGGCTCCGCTGTGATAGAGGGGCAAGCAGAAATCACGGGCAATGCCATCGTCCACGGAGAAGGTCATTGGATCTATGTAGACGGGAACCCTTATATCAGCTGGGGCGCTGTGATTAAAGAGAGCGATGATTATCTCGTTTACCAGAGAGAGGGAGCCTCCTATTCTATTACAGCGTACCGGACGAAAGACGATTATCGGGTGGCGTACCTTCGGGGAGAGTACCCACTGTGCGAATTTATCGAGGAAGTCAAAGCGGACTTTCAGGACGCCCCCGAGCGGTTGCAAGAGATGCTCCTACTCGTCGAGATCATCCGCCTGAGATTCGGAGAAAGCACCTACAAGAGTTTCAAGGAGCGCCTTAGAAAGGAGGTGCCGGCATGAAAACATTCAAGGAACTCGCCCACGCATGGTTGGAGGATAAGAGGAAATACGTCAAACCCTCCACGATAGGCACCTATGCATTGCAAATGAACAAACACATTCTGCCGGCATTCGGGGACCACGAGTCTGTCTCGGAGAACGACGTGCAGGCGTTCATTTTGGATAAGCTGCATAGCGGGATGAACATCAAAAGCGTCAGGGATATTGTGGTCACGACTAAGTCTATCGTCTACTTCCGAGAGAAGCAGCTGGGGCTCCCACATGTAGGCATGCGGCTCGTTTACCCCACGCATGCCATGAAGCAGGATCGGGTAAGCACGCTCTCACGCCAGCAACAGAAAGTGATCACGGACTACGTGATAGCCAACTTCACGTTTCGCAACCTCGGTCTCCTCATCTGCCTAAACACGGGCTTGCGCATCGGTGAACTGTGTGCCCTCCGATGGTCGGACATTGACGTCAAGGAAGGCGTGATTCGCGTGCAGCGCACCATCCAGCGCGTCCCTTCGGTGGACAAAGATCTCCGCCTGAAAGGAACAAAGCTGATGGAGACTGACCCCAAGACGATCAACTCCGTCCGAGACATCCCCTTTGGCGGCAAGCTGGCGCAACAGCTTCGGAGGCTCAATCATATCGTCTGCCCCGAATACTACGTGCTCACTAACGAACCTAAGCCCACCGAGCCGCGCGTCTATCGGACGTATTACAACACCCTGATCGAGCAGCTCGGTCTTCCCCACCTGAAGTTCCACGGGCTTCGCCACACGTTTGCCACGCGATGCATTGAGGTGGGGTGCGACTATAAGACGGTCAGCGCCCTACTCGGACACGCCGACATAAGCACCACGCTCAACCTCTACGTCCACCCGGATATGGATCAAAAGCGGCGGTGCGTCGAGAAGATGAATAAGGAACTGAGCTAACCGCCTCCCCAAAACACAAGGAAATGGATGAGATAAAGACGTACGAATCGGTTGTCGGCGCATTAGGCTTCTGCTTAGAGGAGGCGCGGGCGGACGCGGAACGATTGGAAGAAGAACTGATGGACGAGGCGATCGTCCAGACGGCGCACCCGCTGTATGTAGAACTGCTCTGAGCTCAGGCGCGTATCGACGCGCTGAGTGAAGCGATCGAGCTAATCATGAACAGCTTGGGCATTCGCCCCCGGTGGGGGCGCTTGGAGGGCGTATGCGATACGCCCCTACCCTGCCGGCCGGAGGCTACCGCGAGAGAACAAGAATAAGAGAATAGCTAATCAACCAATATTTAACAATATGCAAACTGTAAATTACAACAACGAGAACGAGATGAAGAACGTGAAGTGTAACGACGAGGCCGCGCTGGCCGGGCTGCCGTTTTTGGCGCGTGCCACAGAGCATGCAGCTGAGCTGAAGGCGATGGCCAGCGAGCGGCCGGGTAGTCGCACGATGCTGGTCGGTGCGGGTGAAGACTGCGAGGATGGCCAAGTGCGGTTCTCCTTCAGCTACACCGGGCCACGGGGACTGCTGATGGAAATGCTGGATGGGCTGTTAGACGACGAGGATCTCCGCGAGGCGCTTGAACAGGCGATGGCACGTAGAGAGGAAGAGGATAACTTGGAAACAACGCAGGAGTGATGGAAGCGAAGAAGGAAACCGTAGAGGCAGGCTCCGAGGCTCCGAAGAGCGACTTTATCCAGCGTGCTGCCGAAATGTCAGACGAGCTGCTTGAGATGGCCGACCAAAAGGCCGCCTCTCGTGCGGTCTTGATTGTTGCGATAGAGGACGATGACAAAGGCGACACCAATAGTGCCGGTGTCATAGGAGGAAACGAAGAGCAGTTGCTGAGGATGTTCAAGGCCATGTGGCACGATAAAAATACCGGCCGATTTATGAGGATGGTCGCATTACTTGAGATGGGAAAAGTTGCATTGAACGATGGACGCAAGTGAATTGGTGCCGGGGGTGGCTGCGGCCACCGGCGAAGTTTGGCCGAGCACCCGGCGTAGGGGCGTATCGTATACGCCCTCCAAATACCCCTCAGTGGGGCAAATGATGCTGGGCCGGCCGCATGTGGAACGAGCCATCCGGAGGATTGAGTCATGGACGCAAACAAACTGATCATCGGTGCGCGGTATATCTACCGGACGATGGATGGGAAGGACGTGGAAGTGACGCACACGGGTGACAACGGTGACGGGCGCTATGTGTTTCACACCCGAAGGCGGATGTATCGGTTCGTGTTTGGGCCAGATACGGTGAAAGACAGGGTGTCGGAATGCGAATGACGGACATACAAAAATCGGCGAGAATTATATACAAAAATCGATCGGAATTATATATGAACACAAGACTGCTAAGACCCGGGGCGTGCTACTGGTACACGGGCCGAGGGCGCCGAGAGATGGTGCGCTACCGCTATAAGGAGTTGGACAGGTATCTCTTCGACTCGGACGAGGGGCAGTCGGTTCGCCTGACGGCAGACCGGGTGGAACGATACCTCCAAGGAGCGTAGAGGCGCCTGCTAAAAACAAAGAACGACTTAGACGATGGAAATACTGAACATGTTTTTGGGTGCGCTGCGCATGACCAGCGCGGGGATGTGGCTACGGTTCGGGTGCCTCGGGGTGCTGCTCTCATGCAGCCCCACGGCGGACTGCCATCCGGTGGTCGAATCGGCCCTGTATGCGGCTTTGATCGCTGTGGCATGGCTGATTTATCGATGCGACCGGAAGCGATTCAAACGAATCGCGGACTACTTAGAGAAATACTGATTGCTTTTTTGTTCGAGGCGTACACGGGCCGGCCTATATCGGTTTGCCCCCTACAAAACGCCGATAAAATGGGTTTCAAATGGCGTTTAAACGCCGCTTCCGCAGTTTTCTTTCATCTCTTCTTTCTGCTGCGGGGGCACCGGTTCAGGGCTTTGACGGCTGGCTCTCACACGGCCGCGGGGGTTCGACTCCCCCGAACCGGACAATGATTTTCAAGTTGATAAACGAATAACGAAACACGAAACGGCCGTCCGGCCGGACTATCCCCCCACACACTTAAAATGAAGTCAAGAACACCGATACAACACTGGCTCTCCGACGCATGGAGCGTGATTCGGTCGGCTTTTTCCTGCCGGCCGACGCCGGAGGAATTGGAGGCGCTGCCCCTATTGCAGCTGATACTTCCTCAGCAAATGCTAATCGGAGGCGTTCCGGAAGTATTGACAAACCATGCAGTGCAATGGCTGATGTTAGGATTCCGATTGCAAGTGAGAAAACTAAAAGAAGATATACCCAGCGGGTGTGTCGGTATTCAGCGCTTGATGCGTGAGGGTCGGTTACTCAGTGAAGACCACCTGCGGATAGACCCCTTCGGCCGGTTGACGTTTGAGCCGATAAGCCAAGCCGTAAAGAAGTAAAGCACCATGTATCAAATGATGGACGGCCACTTGTGCCTGAGCGTAGAGAGCTGGTTGGAAGCGGGGCTGACCCGTGACCAGTTCAAGAACGACTCCAAGCGCGGCGATCTCACGATCTACCGCCGGAGCCTGCACGACCGCACGCTGATCGACGCGTGGTCGATCCGTCGGCCGGAGCGCATCGCCGCCATCGAGCGGGCGTTCGGGCGGCGGGAGGAGCAGGGCAAGGCGCCGCGCGCCACGGGGCCGGCCATCGACGCCGAGGCCGCCGCCTTCTTCCGCGACTACACCTACGGAGAGGCTCAAGCGCATCTGCCCGAAGACGCCATCACGCGATACACGAACAACGCCACCATCGTGCGCCACCTGCTCGGCCGACTCGAGGTGATCCGCGCGCACCGCAACATCCCAATGGGTGAGTTTTGGCGCGACTCCGTGGCCTACGCCGCCGAGCAGCAGACGAAGGGTCTGCCGAACTCTCTGCCGATGAGCGAACGCGGCTTCCGCCGGCTCGTCATGCGCTTCAAGGAGGAGGGCTACGCCGCCTTCGTATCGAAGAACTACGGCAACGACACCGCCCTGCGCCTCGAGGAGGAGGCCAGAGAATGGCTCATCGCCCGCTACGCCACACCCGTCGACCGCCTGACGGTGAAGCAGCTCTTCGAGGCGTATAACCGTGTGGCCCGGGAGCGCGGGTGGAAGCCCGTCCGCTCGGAGAACACCATCCGGCGCCTTTTGGATCGGCCCGAGGTACGCCCGCTGTGGTACGGCCTCCGCCACGGCGAGCTGAAGGCTAAGGAGCTCTTCACCCGCCACCACAAGACGGCCCTGCCGGAGGTGCGCGACGCCATCTGGTACGGCGACGGTACGCGCCTGAACTATTACTACCGCGACTCGGAGGGACGAGTGGCCACCTGCTGCGTGTATGAGGTGATGGACGCCTACAGCGAGGTCTTGCTGGGCTACCACATCAGCCCGCGAGAGGACGTGGAGGCGCAATTCTTCGCCTACAAGATGGCCCTCCAGACAGCAGGCCGCAAGCCATACGAGATCCGCTTCGACAACCAAGGTGGACACGGCAAACTGAAGAACAGCGACTTCTTCCGCAGCATGGCCCAGCTGGCCATCCCCACGCAGCCCTACAACGGTAAGTCGAAAACGATCGAGAGCGTCTTCGGCCGCTTTCAACAGGGCTACTTGCACCGCGACTGGTTCTTCACCGGTCAGAACGTGACGGCCAAGAAAGACGAGAGCCACGCCAACCGGGAGTTCATCCTCGCTAACCGGCGCGACCTGCCCTCGCTCGAGGAGATCCGGCAGCTCTACGCCCGGCGTCGCCAGGAGTGGAACGAGGCGCCGCACCCGGCTACAGGTCAGCGCCGGATTGACATGTACACCCAGTCTGTCAACCCCGAATCGACGGCCGTCACGGCGCTCGACATGCTCCGGATCTTCGGCCAGCGGGACGAGGAGCACTCCTCAAAATACACCGCTTCGGGGCTGAAGAAGACGATCGACGGACAGCGCTACACGTGGGAGGTGCTCACCCCGGAAGGCCTGCCCGACGGGGAGTTCCTCCGGGGCAACGTCGGCCGCGACTTCTTCGTGGGCTACGACCCGGAGGATATGACCACCGTGGCGCTCTACACACGAGACACACAGGGGCAGCTGCGCTTTGTCACCTTCGCCCGGAAGTACATCGAGGTCAGCCGCGCCCGTCAGGAGCAGACGGCCGAGGATCGCAGCTTCATCAGCCGGATGAACTTGGCCAACAAGGTGGCGCGGGCGAACATGCAGGAGGCCACCGAAGAGCTCCTCGAGCGGCAGGGTATGCACCCCGGCATGTATGGCCTTCGGATGCCCCAGCTGCGCGGCGTGGAGCGTGCCGCGAAGGAGGCGGCCTACAGGCAGCGACAAGAGCAGCCTGAAAAGAAGAAGCCGGCGAAGGCAAAGGCAAAGCAGAAAGAACAGCCCGAGGACATCGGTACCGTACTGAAGAAGGAAACCATGCTGGTACCCGCCTTGGAGGACGATTACAACTACTTGAACGAACTATAAGATGATAACGAACGAAGAGAAAGAGATGATCCGGGTGCGACTCGGGGAGTATTGCGAGATGAAGGGCAGCCAAAAGCGGGCGGCCACCTCGTTAGTGGGGGTCAGCCCCGCCACGGTGACGCAGATCGTGACCGGCAAGTGGGAGCTGATCAATGAGAAGATGTGGCGCAGCATAGCGGCACAGATCGGAGTGAAACAAACCAGATGGAACATAGTGGAAACAAGGAACTACAAGGCGCTGTCGGACATCTTCTCTGACGCGCAGGAGAATGCCCTCGTGCTGGCCGTATGCGGCGAGGCGGGGACAGGCAAATCGCTGACGGCTGCGCATTATGGGGCGGAAAACCCGAACGTCTACGTGCTGGCCTGCTCGGAATACTGGAACCGCAAGACCTTCCTCCGTGAGCTGCTTCGGGTGATGGGTAAGAACCCCGCGGGCGATACGGTGGGCGACATGGTGGACGACGTCGTCATGGCGCTCAAGCGGCGCGAGAACCCGCTGATCATCCTCGACGAGGCCGACAAGCTAAGCGATCAGGTGATGTTCTTCTTCATCACCTTCTACAACAAGTTAGAGGACTATTGCGGCATCGTACTGATGGCCACGGACTACTTGGAGAAGAAGGTGCGCCGCGGTCTGCGCCTGAACAAGAAGGGCTACAAGGAGATCTACTCCCGCATCGGCCGGCGCTTCGTGGCCATGCCGGGGCTGAGCGAGACGGACATCTCGGACGTCTGCCGGGCCAATGGCGTAGAAGGGTTGCGCGAGATTGAGACCGTGAAGAAGGACTGCGAAGGCGACCTGAGGCGCGTCAAGCGCAAGTGCCACGCCTTTAACCGCATGCGTCGGCAGGCCGAAGAACGGAAGGAGGAGACGGCCGAATGAAGCTGAAGAGAGCCTATAGCACGCGCGACTTGACGCGTATGGTCGACCCAGAGGGCATCAGTCTGGGGCCGGAGCTGGACGAAGCCATCGGGCCGGCCGAGCCGGTGGGTGGCACATGGTTCATCTACGGCCCCTCGAAGAACGGCAAGACCTCGATGGCCATGATTCTGGCCAAGGCGCTGGCCAAGCATTACCGCGTGGTGTACGACAGTGTAGAGGAAGGCATCCGCAAGACCGTCCGAATGGCGGTGGAGCGGCACGGAATGGACGAGGTGGGTCGCAACTTCTTCATGCTGGACAGAGAGCTCTACGATGAGCTCTTCTTTCGCCTCAAACACATGAAGCGGTTCGGTGTGGTCTTCATCGACTCGGTGCAGTTCATGGGGCTACAGATTAGCCAATACCGCCAGCTGAAGATGACGTTCCCAGACAAGCTCTTCGTCTTTATCAGCCACGTAAAGAACAATCGCGGTACCAGCCCCGAGGGGCGCACGGCGCTGCGCATCATGCAGGACTCAGACGTGATCTTCTCCGTACAAGGTTTTAAGGCTTTCGTCACAAGCCGATTCGGTGGAACGGGAAAGTTTACCATCTCAGAGAAAATGGCAGAAGAGTTTTATGTCAAATGATCAATCACAACTAATCAAAAACGAAGTATGGAAACAACATTCATGGAAAGAGAGAAGAAGCGCTTGGTGAAGCGCTTTCACACCCTGCTGGGTAAGGCTGGCATCGACGATGACGGCAAGCGCACGATCCTCTCGGCCTACGGCGTGGAGAGCTCGCTGGACTTGGACTGCCGCGGCCTGATGGAGGTCTGCGATCGACTGACGACCCTCACCACGCCGGGCTTGGCTGAGGCTGATCGCTGGCGCAAGCGGGTGATGGCCGCCATCTTCAGCTACTGCCGTGAGATGAAACGCGAAGCCACGATGGACGAGGTGAAGGCCATTGCCTGTCGGGCATCCGGCTACAAAACCTTCAACCGTATCCCGGTGGATCGGCTGCGTAGCCTTTACAACGCGTTCAAGCAGCGTACAAAAGACCTTCAAACGGTCGACCGCATAACGGTGGACGAGCTCGGAAAACAGCCCGGAGCGATGATGTACTTCGTGTACACCCCCGGCCAAAAGACAACCATCACAAATGCATAAACAGATAAACGCATAAACAAGAAATGGAAACAGTAGAGATGACGGCCGAAGAGCGCCAAGAGTTTGCGGCCTTCAAAGAGGCTAAACAAAAGAAAGAGGCGGAGGCCAAACGCAAGGCCGACCGCGAGGCTTACACCGCATTGGTAGACGAGACGATCGAGACCGTTATGCCACGACTTATGAATATCAGCGACGAGATAGCCCGGCGTAAGACGGAGGCCGCAGAGGCCTTCCGTGGGGCGTTAGAGATGAAGGCAGAGCTTTTTGGGGTGAAGGACGACCAGCGGTCGCACACCTTCACCAACTCCGAGGGCACGAAGCGCATCGTCGTCGGACACTACCTCTTAGATAACTACCGCGACACGGTGGATGAGGGTATCGCAATGGTCAAGGGCTACATCGAGTCGCTGGCCAAAGACGACGAGAGCCGCACCTTGGTCAAGACCATCCTCCGCCTGCTCTCGCGCGATAGCTCGGGTGCACTTAAGGCGCAGCGTGTGTTGCAACTCAGGCGGCTGGCCGAGGAGACGAAGGACGAACGCTTCATCGAGGGCGTGCGCATCATCGAGGAGAGCTATCAGCCCAGTCCCTCGAAGGACTATATCCGCGCTGCCGTCCGCAGCAAGTCTGGCGTATGGGAGTCGGTACCACTTAGCATGACGGAGGTGTAAACGACAGGCATGGGTCGATTCAATCCGCGAGGGCGGAGCTACGAAAAGCGCGTAACGGCGGTCAACCGGATCTACGACGAGTACGTGAAGAGCGGGCTGTCGAACCGGGAGATCTGGCGGCGCTACATCCATCCGCAACTGGGGATCTGCGAGCGGGCGTTCTACAAGATGCTGAAGGCGTCGGGGAAGATCGGCCGCAACGCAGACGGCGAATCAACCCTTCACAAGTAAACGACAAACAAGACGATGAGAAAAGAACTGTATCAAGTGATCCGGGATGCCTTAGGACGCATCGACCGGCCGCAACCAATTGCCCACATCGATCTGTGGAACCAGCATATGAGCTTCTTGGAGCAGGAGATGCCCTTTCGGCTTCCGGCAGTGTTTATCGAGTTCAGTCCGACGGACTGGACGCATGCGGACAATGGATCCTATAAAACGAATCAGGAGGTGCGGCTGCACATCATTACCGAATGGCCGGGGCCGGATGCTTCCGAGGAGGGACTGGACGAGGTGTTCGACCTGATTGACGAGGTGCTATGGGCGCTGCACAACCTCTGCGGGCAGTCGTTCCGGGCGCTCCAGCGGGTAGGCTCGGAGACAAACCACGATCACGAGGAACTGATCGACATGGTGGAGACGTACCGCTGCGTGGCGTACGACGATTTCGTGAGGATGCGAAACAAGGAGTTGAGCGAAAAAGGGGAGCCACGGCCATGATTATCGCTATCGACTTTGACGGGACGATCCACGATGGCCAGTGGCCGGGGATCGGCCGCCCCCTGCCGGATGCGCGAGAGGAGATCAACGCCCTGCGCGCCGAGGGGCACTACATCATCATTTGGACATGCCGCGAAGGGCGTCAGCAAACGGAGATGGTGAATTGGCTCTTGGAGCAGGACATCCACTTCGACCGCGTGAACGATCACCGGCCGGATCAGGTGACGGCCTACGGCACGGATGCACGCAAGGTGTACGCCCATTGTTACGTAGACGACAAGAACGCCGGGGGCATGCTGCCTTGGAAGGACATTGCCCTCTGGATCCGCCGGCAAGAAGCGGCGTACAAGGCAGCCACGGATGGCGTCGGAAAGGAGGGCACAGCATGATGATGCAAGCGACATTTGAACGACTCCTTGTCGCACTCGAGGCACAGGCGGAGAAGGACAGACGGAATGGTCAACTCATGCGGCAAGTATTCCCCGAGGCCTGCGGCATGCAGTACGACAACGCCTTGCTGCACGAGGCGATCGTTGAGGCGAAGGCGATAAAGCGAGAGATGGACGACACGGAGACGGATCCGGACGGCCAGAGCTGGACGGACTACTTCATCTACGAGCTGGACTACGGCAGGAAGAATGACGACCTGAAGGCTTACAATGCAGACGGCAGCGAGATTCCACTGGCTACGTCGGCCGACCTCTACCGATTCCTCGTCGCAAAGCAGACGGACAAGCATACGTGATCTTATTTGAATTCATTGGTTTTTCAGAAATGACAGAAGGAGCCGCTGGGGTTCGTGAGAATAGGCGGCTTTGCAATTGTAAACAACGATGGGGCGATGCCCCTGCATTATATACATGAGTTTTTTCGTTTCAGCTTTTGACTATTTCAGTAGTGAGGCGGCCGCCCTTCCGTGATGGACAGGCGGCCGTCAACATGTAAAAGGGCCCGGTAGAGATACGCTTTACCGGGCCTTGCTGTTGCTGTGGGGGTAAGCCCCAAAGCCGTCATAAAAATCGAACTTGGGGCAGCCGAACGCCCCGTAACCCCACATGAGTAGCGGGTTTTGCTCGTCTCATAAATAAGACGAGCAAACTTTGTCGGTCACTTCTTCAGGAGCTTGTCGAGGTCTTCGACGATCATGTCCTTGATCTGCTTATTGAGAGTCTCGGAAGGGCCGATGAAGGTTCGCTTGGGGATCTCGGTCTTGTGTCCACGGCCGGCGCGTCCGCCGTCGTTATGCACGGCGGCGTAGGGCACCTTGTTGACGATGGTCACTTGTCCGTTGCTGACGATCTTCTCGTTCGATCGGGAGAGGTGTCGGCGGGAGCTGAGCAGCGGGCCGTAGGACGAGGCGGCAGTGGTCTTGCCGGCTTTCGTCATGCGGGGGTTGTTCTGCCGCTTGGTGCGCCTCCAAGCCACGCGTACCTTGTTCAAGAAGCCTCCCTTGCGGAAGTTCTCATTGAAGAGGTTGACGGCCATCACACCGGCCTTGCGCGGCCACTTATCGGACACCAGCTTGTCGATGTCTCCACGAACAGCCGCCAGCTTGCGGAAAAATTGCTTGTCGGTCATGATTTATGCGCTGTTTGAATGCCGTTTGATCGGTGTTTGAATAGTTGAGTTACCTTTGGGGCGGTCAGAGGATTGAAATAAGATTCGTCCGAAGACCCCGGCCTTGGGACTGATCGGAAGATCAGTCCCATTGTATTTCAAAGTTCTTCGCTAATATCTCCTCCCTTGTAAACTGCCGGTCGAACTTACCTCGGATCACCCACACGGTGCGGACATTCTCACAGCGTCGAAGACGATCGGTCAAACCATCTAAAAACATTTCCTCTGTTATTTTCGATCGAATGTCGAACACGATATGATCGGCCTGCGTGGCGGCATGTTCGACGGCTTGATCGACTGCGTTTTTTGATGCAGTTTTGTTTCGTTTGTACTCCTGTTTATAGCCCAATGTATGGTTGAAGGAGTCCGGACTCGTACCATTCTCTGTATTCTCTATCAAGTCGATCACAAAACCGTGGCGATTGGCTAATAATCGGGCGATATTTCTGTTTTCCGCACGTTCCTTTTTTCCATGCTTTGAACTGATGCGCACAGTTCCATTTCTTGTGTGCTCTGTTGTCCATGTCTCCGGTACGCTCCGCGCAGCCTCCTTGTATCTATCCTTCAACTTCTGTCTGGCATCTCGAGTCACCGCCTTTTGTGCATCGCAGCTATAGCAGTCCTTCTCGGTGCGTGGTTCCTTGAGTAAGTGCCGGAAAGGGCATGTCTCGCATGAGCCGGGAAAGTAAGGACTGTTGTCTGAGAAGATGCGCTTGGTCGTGCCGGGGTTCTCCTCGAGGCCGGGAGAGGGAGGGGGCGCCTTCCGAATCACTTCGTCAGAGAGGGGCGTCACGGGATCGTCCGTTTGCTCGAGAGAGCATTGGCAGCCCCAGTGGTCGCCGGGATGATGCGCTGCCCAAAAGGCATCGTCCACGGGGCGCACCATGCCCCAGAAGCTACTATGCACCGCATCCGGGGTGACGGCCGTACTCTCCACCCAGCGCAGATTGGGCATGATGTCTCGATCCTTTTCATAAGTTGCCCAGTCGGCGGCCAAGTGGGCCCGAGAGAGCGCCATATCGTACTCCGTGCGGAGCCACTGCCGGACGTGGTGATCGGCAATCGGTTCCACATCCTTACGGAACTGGTCGAAAGACTTCAGGTTGCCCTCCTTGTCGACCATCTGGGCCGCCATATCGCGGCTCATTCGGTGGGCACGGAAGACGGCAAAGACCTCGTTGCTGGACTTCAATCTACCGGCAAACTCCGATAGTTTCTTGTCTTTGGTGGGAGGAAAGGATTGGATGACGGCATGATTGAACGTTTTGTGGAAACCTTCCCAAAGAGATAGGTCAGGCACTTTGTTCAGGTCGACCTCTTTATTGTAGAGGTCTTTCAGTGCCTGCTCGAGGCACTTCTCCATGTCGATAGGCAGTTCGTTCTCGCCCTTTGGTTTGGCCAGCGCGCATGCCGGGCAGGGAGGCGTAGCGTCGGTATGCGCATGGCCGTAGTATTGCCTATCGATCAGAAGTCGGAAAGAAACGGGTCGCCCCCACCGCGGGGGGCTTGCCCGAAAAAACGGGTGAGCGTCCGCATCATCTTCTCCTCGTCGGCGTCAGTCGGCCCGTCGGGTACGGGTGCATACGTCCGGCGGCCGTTGATCTTCACGCCATACTTCTCCTCGAAGTAGCCTGCATCCACGTCGAAATTATTCAGCAGCATGGTCTCGATGGCCGTCATCTGTTCCGGCGTGTAGTCCTCCTCGTAGTCCCACTCGAAGGACGCCCCTTTGAGGGGGAAGCCGTGAGCTACCATGCGGGGGATGAGCTGGCCGTTGACCATGTCGCGCAGGCCATCGGCAATCTCCTCGATCAGGTTCTTAAGCACTTCCAGGTGTACCTCCGACTGCGAGAGGCTGCTGCCGTTGTCGATGGTCATTGTTTGGTAGAGCAGGATCTTGGAGAGCTCGGAGTTGGCCCGATCTACACGCCGGTCATAGATATTGAAGGCGTCGGTGCGCTGGTTCTCCTTCAAGTCGATGTCCGTCCCTTCCTCGAATACACCCCAAAACTTCGCTCCCATGTTCTGCATCATGTGGGAGATCTTCTTCAGTGTCGATGGGTCGCGCGAAGTGGTCTTTGCGATACGCATGGGCATACCGAAAACCTCGCCGAAGGTGTCCCAAAAGGCGAGCATGTTCTTCTTGGGAATGGTGTGCGGAGCCGCCTTGAGGTAAAGCCCAAGGTCGTACGGCCCGCCGCACTCGATCAGCCAGTCGGAGAAGGGCGGTCGGCGATACTCGATGCCTTTGCGCCAGTCGTCACCCTGCTCAGCAACGACACGGCCGTATTCCGGAATGACGTGTCGGCGGGGAATGAGCAGGACACTGTCGTAGGCTGGCATACCGCCCTCAGTGAAGACGACGTCGCCCAGCTGGATGAGTGTATGGCCCCAGTAGCGGGCGGAGAAATAGAGGTCGACGAGTGTCTTGAACCAAGTGCGATCGAAGATGCGGCGTGCCTCCTCATCCTCCTCCTCACCGAACATGATCTTGAAGCTGCGTGCCTTGACGAAGCCGTTGATCTGTCCGATGGCGCCGGAGAGGTGACCGTCTACCTCGACATCGCGGTAGACGTTGTAGAGGCGAAGGCGGGAGGGATTCTCCACGTCGAGCGCCTGCTGCCAGCCGGAGCGCCACGAGTCGATCTCTTGCCGAGTGAGCGATTCGGCCTGTCGTTGTACTTCGGCCATGACGGCCTTCACTCGGCGCGCGTCAGCCTTCTTGGCGAGGTCGAAGCGGCCATAGGGGGTGTCTGCGGTGGTCAGCTCGGAAGCCGGCCGCCGCCTGAAAAAGTCGGTGATGTTCATTGTCGGGAGTTGTTGGGGATTACCAGATGTAGTTGCTGTGCTGCTCGGAGCCCCATGTGAGGTTGTAGGGCTGGGGCTCACCGTTGGAGTCGTCCGGGGTGTCGAGGTCGGGGACGATCTTGCCACTCTGTACGCCTTGGAGCCACTCGATGGCACGGCGGTAGCGGATCTCGCGAACCTCGTAGCCCATCTTCTGCGGGAGCCACGAGGCCAGATGGTAAAGGGTGATGTCGCAGAGGAACATCACGATCTGCATGTTGCGCTGCTCACCGCGTCGGGCGAAGATGCGTTCGACGTCGTAGCGTGGCCGGAGGTAGCCGGCCATCTCTTCACGGGCCATCTCCTCGGCGCGCCGGCGGTTCTCCTCATCCGATTGCTGAATGAGGTCGAAAGCACGCTGGCCGATCATCACTTGATAGTCGAGATTGTTCAAAAACATGGAGCTAAGAACTAAGCGTGAAGCACTAAGAGCGTGGGAGGGCTACGTGGAGGGCGTGGGCTTCGATGTTGGCTGCCGTGATGCCGCGATGGAAGTATCCACGGCGGACGAGCAGCGTGAGCTCTTGCTTGGAGAGGGTCACAAGGCTGCCGCCTACGTTAATCACGAGGTATTTACGGCCGTATCGGCGGGCTTGCCGGTTGGCCTTATGAACGGCCAGCCGAAAGCGCAGGCCGAGAAGAAGTTTCTTGATCATGTCGGATGAGTTGTGTTGAATTGTTGAATTGTTGAGTGAGTTACCACGCCCCTTTGGGGGCGGGGCGTTCGCCGAAGATGGGTTCAAAGCGCTCCTCACGGGAGGCCTTCTGAAGTTTGTAGATCGCGCCTTCGTCGGCATCCGGCGCGTCGTCATGCGCCCGGCTGCCGCGGGCCAGCGAGAGGGTCTGATCGATGCCCGTCTTCATGTCTGTGTCGTTGCGCTTGGCCTCATTGTAGTAGACCAGTCCGCGCTCCCAGAGGGGAGAGACGGCTTCGATGCGTTGCAACTTGTCGGGCTTCTTCCGACGGTCGGGCATGATAGGCAGCTGGTAGCCGCGCAGGTCGCCTTCGCGGGCAAACTCATCGAGGATAATGTCCTGCATGAAGTTGGCCTCCATGAAGTACGACACGGCGACGTCTTCCGGTAGCGATTCGTGGAAGTCGTAGAGCCAGCGCACCATGCCCGCCACGGTGTCCTGCCGGACGTAGCAGTCGATCAGATGGAGCTCGCGACCTGTCTTGCCCCATACGCGGGCGGCCTTGTAGTCGTTTGCTGTCGTTGATTTGAAGGAAGGGTCGATGTAGCAGATGATCTGGTCGTACTTCCGTAAAGGGAGGATCTTCTTGTAGCGGATCCATTGCCACTTGAAGATGCCGCCCTCGGCAACGGGGTTGTGCATCATCTCGCGTTGCCACGAGGCATAGCCCACAAAGTCGGCATAGGCTTCGGCCTCGGCCTTCGTCCATTTGTCAGCCCATACGGGGGCTCCGTTGCTGTCGACGGCATAGACCTTGGAGACCTTCACACTGGGTATATCGGCGATATTCTTCAGCACCATGTGCTTGGCGAAGCCATTACCGACCATAAGGAAGCGGCCACGGCCGACATCCAAGGCGCCGAAGAGCGCCTGCTTGACCCAGTCGGTAGCTTGCCGGATACGCTCTTCATTGTGGCTCATCTCGTCGTCGTCGAGGTCGTCGATGACGATGTAGTCCGGGCGTTGCTCCTGCTTCTTGAGTCCACGGGGCGACTGTCCCCGGCCGACGGCGAACCACTTGACACCACCGGTGGTAGAGAACTCACCCTGCTGCCAGTCGCCCACGTTCTTCTGCGTACCGAAGTCGGCAATGAGTCGCTGGTTATACTCCAGTTCGGCCTGTAAGTCGGCCAGCAGGGTCTTAGCGCCATCCTCTGACTTGTTGACGATGATGCCGCAATGGATCTCCCCACCGCCGCGTACCATGAGGTTGATGGGAATGAAGATGTCGAGGTGTGTGGACTTGGCATGGCCGCGCGGCCACATGAAGACAGCCTTGAAGGTGCGGTTGCGGAGAATATCACGGAAGGCGGCATTGTGGAAGGGGGCGTTGTGTACGATGCCCGTCACGAGGCCCGTGGCGGGGTCTGTGCGGCGCATGTAGTGCGGAAAGTAATACTCGCAGAATGCCGGGTAGTTCGCCAACAGGCGGCGGATACGGGCGTCTCGCTGGGCGCGCGTCTCCTTTTCTGCTTCGGGGGAGAGCTCGGTGAGGCTCTGCACTCGTTTGCAGTGCTCCTCCCACAGGCGGCGGGCGTCTTTCTCTTCGCGTGTGACGGCCATATCCACTTACTCCTTTACGTTGGCCCGCTCCAGCAGGAACTCGTTGTGCAGCCGGTTCAGGATCTTGATGAAGGGTAGGGTGACCTCCGGATCACTCTTGGCCCGATATTCCACCCAATCGGTGAAGGCCATGAAGACATCGACCGTCTGCACGATGTTGGCCTTCTTGTCGAGGCGTTCGATGACGGAGGAGAGCTTGACTAACTTGTCTGCCAGTCCACTGACCGACGCGGGATCATCCCCGGTGTTGACGTCTTCGATCAGGTTATTGATGGTCACCAGCAGTTTATTGACCAGCTCCGGGCGCGTGATGTTCCGCGCGGCGCGCAGTTCCTTCCAGCCGTTCTTGTTGATCCATGCCGAGACGCTCTGGCGAGAGACGCCCACCCGTTCGGCAATGTCAGCCACCTCGCTGCCACCGACATAGAGCATCTTGGCCAGCTCCCGCTTGTTTTCGTTGTCCTTTTTCGTACCCATTTGAAATGGCGTTTAATTGATTGTTGTGAGGGCAAAGGTCTTCCCGGGGTTACCCCACCCCAAAAAAGTGTGCACTCCGTGCATACATCTCTGCACTCGGTGCACACTTCTCTGCACTCGGTGCACACTTTCTTGTTTGCCCCCTTGCGGCACCCACACCTTTGCCGCCGAACAATCAACGACAACGAGCAATGGCAAGAATACGACTGACAAACAGTTCCCTGAACGCATACGGCACACGCATCCTGACGTCCGGCGTAGACCTGACACAGTATAAGCGGAACCCGGTATTGCTCTACATGCACGAGCGGGGAAACATCATCGGAAAGATAAAGGATCTGAAGGTGGAGGGCGACGACATCACGGGCGAACCGGAGTTCGACGAAGCCTCGGAGTGGAGCATCCGATGCAAGAAGCAGCTGGAGTTTGGAAGTCTGCGCATGGCCAGCGTGGGGATCGATATTGTGGAGATGAGTGCAGACAAAAAGTACCTTCTGCCGGGTCAGACTCGGGAGACGATCACGAAGTCGAAGCTGGTAGAGGTGTCCTTGGTGGATGTCGGAGCCAATGACGAGGCGATGGTGCTCTATAGGAATGGCCAGCGGCTGAACCTCTCCAGCGGCACGGACGAAGCCTTTTTGCCAGCCTTACTGACCGCAAGCAAACAAACAAACCATACAGATATGAACGAGACATTGAAAAAGGAAGTAGCCGTGCAGCTGGGTCTCTCAGCCGAAGCAACGGCTGACGAAGTACTGACTGCGGCCAAGGCCAAAGTGGAAGCACAGAAACAGGAGATCGAGACCCTGAAGGGCGAGATCGAACACGTGGAACTCTCGGCCGTGACCGACTTGGTAGACGGAGCCCTCGCGGCCAAAAAGATCCCCGCAGAGAAGCGTGACTACTTTATCGAGCTGGGCAAGAAGGTGGGATCGGCAGAGCTGAGTCAGCTCTTAGGCAGTATGAACGCCTCGGTGAAGCTGACGGAGGTGGTGAAGTTCGCGTCTGAAGGAGGCACAGCGACGGAATACAAGAAGCTGAGCGATGTGCCCGACGACAAGATCATCGAGCTGCGCACGAAAGAGCCGGCGGTCTACCGCAAGCTGTATAAAGCGGAGTATGGCGTGGAGTGCGAACTGGATAACTAATTCATCCCAGTCCCTCCCCCCGATATAAAGCACACCAAGGTGAGGGGGGGGACAAAGGGCGAATAGGATCGCAAGTCGGCAAAGGTTGAAGGGGAATGGGCTTCGCGGATCCGATGACGCTCCCCCCTCCCTCCTCCTTTTTTTATAGGGAAAAGAGACGAACGGACAACTAACAAACTAAACAAAGACAACGATGATGAAATGGATGAGAATGATCATGGCGTTTATGGTGAACGCGATGATCGGAGCGACAGCGGCCTCGGCGCTCGGTGCGCCCCTTGCGTTGGGTGCAGTGGGTGCGCTGATGGCCGGGCCGCTCATAGGGGGCGGAGTAGGTGCCCTGAATGCGAGCGTGCTGACGGAGGTCTGGACGGGCGAGCTGATCAAACAACTGCGATCGGCCGACAAAGGCACCTTCTTGGACGGCATACCCGACTACTCGCGGTATGCAGATAATGACGTGATCCACATGATCAACGTCGGTGGCGACCCCAAGGTGCTGACCAATAACACGACTTACCCGCTTCAGATCACGGCCATCACAGATACCGATGCCGTGTTCAAGCTGGATAAGTTTCAAACGGAAGCCACACCGATCACGGACGATGAACTGTATGCGCTCTCCTACGACAAGATGGCGTCTGTGAAAGAGCGTCACGGGCTGGCCATCATGGAGGCGAAGCTGAAGAAGGCCATCCATGCGCTGGCACCAGCCTCGAATACGGCTACCACGCCAGTCATCAAGACCACGGGCGAGGTAGAAGATGGCGGCGCGACGGGTCGCAAGCGCTTGACACGTCACGATATTATCGAGATGAAGAAGCGCTTCGACCTGATGAGTGTACCTACCGAAGGACGCCGTTTGGTGCTTTGCCCCGAGCATATCGCTGACCTCTTGGAGATGGATCAGAAGTTCGCCGAGCAGTACTACAACTACGCCTCCGGACGTATCTCCATGCTTTACGGCTTCGAGGTGTATGAGTATGTAGCCGGCCCGGTCTACAACCTGACCGGCGCCAAGCAGGCACTCGGCACGGCTCCGGTAGTGGGCAGCATCTATCAGGCCTCTGTAGCCTTCCACACGAGTCGCGTGTTCAAGGCCACGGGATCGACAACGTTCTACTACTCCGAGGCCAAGAACGACCCGCAATACCAGCGCTCCTTAGTGAACTATCGCCACTACTACGTCGTCCTGCCGAAGAAGGTGGAAGCCATTGGTGCCATCATTTCAGACAAGAAGTAAACGGTTATGGCAGCGAAAGCAACGAAAGAGAAAGCTCCGGTGGAGACACCGGTCACTCCGTCTGAGGCTCACGAGGAGCCTCTGGCGGAAGTGAAGGAGGCCGCGGCCACTGGCGAAACAGAGTCGGGCGATTCGGAACCCCTGACGGAAGTGAAGGAGGAGGCTCTGACAGAGATGAAGGAGGAGGCCACCCACGAAGCCGGGCCGGGCGACTCTGAGCCGCCTGCGGAGGCAGAGGAGGAAGCATCGGAGGAGGCGCCGGCCGCACCGATGTACGACTACGAGGTGCTCCCCCACAACCGGGACGGGGCTACGGAGGAGCAGATCGCGATGGCGAAGAAGGTGCTTGATCAAAACGCGGACATCCCGGCCGTCTATATCGTGGGCGGGCTCTACCTCTCCGAGGAGTGGCGCGCCGACAGATTGTCCGAGAATGGCGAACACAAAGTGACCGTCCGCCGTATCATCAAAGAGAAAGGTTCTTAATCAATTAGTGGGGCCGACAGAGGCCGCACGACAGGTGAATACTTCGTTCTGTTCATGGAAGGGCTTTCCCCTCTGCCTACCCCTAAAAAGGTGGGCGGGGGAGGCCCTCTCTCAAGGGGGGGGACGAGCAACTAACAGCTAACAATGAATCGATGGATAGCGCTGATGGCGCTGATATGGCTGACCGTCGGCTGTCACGTTTACCGTGTACCGACCGAGCGCGAGGTGACACGGCAGGAAGTCGTCGAAACGGTGCGCGACACGCTTGTGGTCATCGAGCCCGATTCGGCGCTGATCCGTGCCTACTTGGAATGCCAGTCGGGGCGCGTTGCCCTCAGAAGGCTCATCTCGGTGCCCGGCACGCGCATCGTGCCGCACGTGACGCTCACAGACGTCCTGACCGATACGGGCTACCGCGGTGCCCTGCTCAATGTACAATGCCGCGAAGACAGCCTCCGCCAAGAGATCGCCCTGCGCGACCGCACCATCCGCGAGATGACCGACCGTGTCCGCACGGAGTACGTCACCGTGGAGCGTCCCTTCCGGTGGTATCACCGGGCGCTGATGAGCGGCGGATACGCCTTCCTCGCCCTTGTGCTCGGCATGGCCGCGTGGCTGGCTATCCGGTTTATTCGTTGAGGGCTACGCCCTGTTGAGTTGTTGAGTCGTTAGACTGCTTGTCAAGCCAACGAACAACAGATAAACACCTCAACAGGCCGAAGGCCTCAACACCTCAACAACCCAACAATTCAACAACCCAACAATTACAAGACATGCCAACAGGATATATACACGGCAGCAACCTGCTCATCTTCGTCGGAGGGAAAGCCATCGGGCACTGTTCGACGTGCGAGATCACGCACAACACAGAATCGAAAGAACGGGCCGTCAAGCCGCCCGCCAAGCAAGCCGGTGGTAACACAGGCAAGTGGACGGAGAAATCGGTAACAAAGCTCAGCGAGTCACTCAGCGCCGAAGGCTTCTGCTTCTACGACGAGACAGAATGCGGCTACAACGAGCTGCTGGCCCTCTGGCAGAAGGCCGAGCCGGTGGATGTGAAATACAACCACCGCGGAGAGGACAGCACGCGCTATCGTGGCGGCAAGTACGTCATCACAAACCTCTCGCAGACACGTCCGGCCGACGACGACGCCTCCTACAAGGTATCCCTCGAATCGACGGGCGAGATCAAGAGTTACCCCGCCTAAGCGCGGATGTTCAAACAGTGATTAAACAGTAATTAAACGACGTATGAATACCATTCGAATAGCGGGCAAAGACTACCCGTGCATGATGACGATGGGCGCCATGCTGCGCTTCAAGCAGCAAATGGGGTATGAGGTGACAGCCATGAAGGGAGAGTCGTTCACAGACACCCTCACGCTGCTCTGGTGCTGCGTGGCCTCGGCCTGCGCGCGAGAGAAGATACCCTTCGACCTGTCGCTTATGGAGATGGCCGACGCCATCACGCCGGAGGACTTCGGGGCATGGCAGAGCACCAACTTCGAGGCCGTGCGGGCTGACGCCTCCCCAGCGACCGACACGAAAAAAAAGGCCTGACCATCGAGGAGCTCTTGGGGCTGGCGATGGGCCGCGTGGGGATGAGCCGCGAGGACTTCCTTCAGCTTACCCCGGAGGAGTTCGAGGCGGTCTTGGCGCAGTATGCCCGGCTACGAGAGGAGCAGATGCATACCGGCTGGGAGCAGGCGCGGATGATCGCCTTTGCAGCCGTAGCGCCGCACACCTCGCGCCTTCGCGGGCCGGAGGATCTGGTGCGCTTCCCGTGGGAGGAAGAGACAGAGGAACGCCCCAAGGCGCCGAAGATGACGATCGAAGAGCGGCGGAAGCTGATAGACCAGCTGACCGCAGCGTGGGGACAGGGTATGGATGATTAAGCAGAGGTATGGCAGACAACACAGTAGAATATAAGATCAAGCTCAAGGGCGAAGGGGCGGACTCGGTCGATAAGCTCAAGCACTTGGTGGAAGGGCTGGGCGGATCCATCGAACAAGCCAAGAATAGCTCTGAGGGGCTAAAGACGAGCCTGCTCAACTTCAACCAAGCTGTTGGGGCGATTCAAAACGTAGCTGCGGCCTTCAGTCAGGTCTCGAGCGCCGTCAGCGGCATGACGCAGTTCTATGCCGCACAGGTGGAGGCAGAGACGAAGCTGCAAACCGTGATGCGCAATACGATGGACGCTACTGACGACGAGGTGCAGTCCATCAAAGACCTCTGCTCGGCCCAGCAGGAGCTGGGTGTGATCGGCGATGAGGTGCAGCTGGCCGGCGTGCAGGAGCTGGCTACTTACGCCTCGAAGAAGTCGTCGCTCGAGACGCTCATCCCGGTGATGAACGACATGATCGCTCAGCAGTACGGCTTCAATGCTACGCAGGAGTCGGCCGTGAACATCGCCACGATGATGGGCAAGGTGTTCGCCGGGCAGACATCCGCGCTGAGCCGCTACGGCTACACCTTCAGCGAGGCGCAAGAGCAGATCTTGAAGTTCGGCACCGAGGAGGAGAAGGCGGCTACGCTGGCCGAGGTGGTACGTCAGAGCGTGGGCGGCGTAAATGCCGAACTGGCCAAGACGGACTCCGGCCGCATGGTGCAGCTGAACAATACCATCGGCGACATGAAGGAGCAAGTGGGACAGCTGCTCCTCCCCTTCGAGTCGTTCCTCACACAGGCTGCAGAGATGGGTATGGCTGCCAGCGGCATCATCCAGCTGGCCCAAGCGATCAATGCGACCGGCATCGCCACGAAGGCATGGACGGCGGCGCAATGGCTGCTCAATGCGGCGCTCGATGCCAACCCGATCGGCATCGTCGTCATGGCGCTGGGCGCACTGGTCGGTGCACTGATCTATGCCTACAATCACTCGGAGGACTTTCGGCGCATTGTAAACCTGCTGTGGGAAGCCTTCAAGGACTTCACCATGCTGCTATCGGGCATCGTCCGGAAGTGGTTGGAGAAGGTCATCACCCAGTTCCGTGAGGCGTCGCAGGCGGTGATGCAGTTCTCCCGATGGCTGGCCTCCACGGAGGTGTTTCAAGCTATCGCGAAGTGGGCTAAGTGGATCTACGAGCTGGTCATTAAGTCCATCGAGAAGGCCATCGGCGCCATCCGTACGCTGATCGACACGCTCCGCCGCCTGTTCAACCTCCCCAGCTGGGGGCACAGTGTGGCCGATGACCTCAAGGGGCCGCTGGATGCCATCGATGCACTGAACCAGAAGATGCGTGATGCGGCCGATGCCAAGCGGGCGCTGATAGGTGGCGGCGGTGGCGGAGGAGTCGTGCCCTCCGGCGGATCGGGCAAAGGCGGCGGCAAGAGCGATAAAGACGGCAAGAAACAGTACAACCCGGAGACACTCGGCTGGTACAAACAGCAGATCGCCGAGCTGCAAGAGAAGCAACAGGCCGCTGACGAACAGCACGCCATGCAGCTTCAGAAGCAGATCAGCCTGCTCAAGACGCAGCTGGCTATGCGCGAGGCTCTAATCGAGTCCGAGAACAAGCCGCTGAAGCGTACCGGGCCGATGCCGTGGGAGAAGCAGCGGATCCTCAAAGATGGCAGCAAGGACGGCCCGACACTGAACCTTCCCCTCAAGTTCGACCCCGGTGAGCTCAAGCGCGTATCGCGAGAGATCAAGGAGCGGATGGAGAAGATGTTTCCCGAGGCGGAGTATTACAAGAAAGTCTCCAAAGGCCTGAACGGCGTGGCAGACGTGATGGGCAACCTGGGACGAGCGGTCGGCGGTACGGCCGGGGCATGGCTCGAGTGGGGACAAAGCGTATTGCAAGCCATTGCAGCAGCCATTCCACAGATCACACAGCTGACGCAAAAGCAGATCGCACAGGGTACAGCCAACGCCTACGCCGGTGCTACAGGTGCTGGTGCATCGGTCGCTTCGACACCATACATCGGCCCGATCCTCGCCATTGCGGCGATAGCTTCGGTGCTGGCCGCAATGGCCTCTATCCCGAAGTACGCCGAGGGCGGTCTGGCTTACGGTAAGACGCTGGGTGTATTCGGTGAGTATGCCAATGCCTCGACGAACCCCGAGGTGGTGGCGCCGCTCTCCAAGCTGCGCGACCTGATCGAACCGGCTGGAGGTGTGGGTGGCGAGGTGGTCTTCCGCATCGCCGGGCGTGATTTGGAAGGGGTATTGAACAAGCGCTCGCAGGTGAGCCGAAGAACGAGATAACGAACAACGAACAACTAAACAGGCCGACAGGCCTCTCAACAATTCAACAACCAACCATTCAACGACAGTGGCTAAGGGCATACGCTATACGGGCGAGTTTATGAGCATCGCCGGGTCGCGCTATCGGGCGGAGATCTGGCAGGAAGGCTTCACGGGTAAGCCGGTCGAGCTGACGTTTCCCTACGAGACGCCGGTGTCGATCGAGTGGGCCGAGGTGGACAAGTTAGAGCCCGTGATGTCGTCGGCGGCTACGCTGATGGTCGTCTCGGAGACAGATCGCCAGTTTGTCAACCTCTACACCACCCAGGCTGGCAGCACGCGTCTCGACATCTACCGCAACAATAAGCTCTACTGGAGCGGTATGCTCGATCCGGAGATCTACGAGGAGCCTTTCAGCCGTGAGCGAGACTATGAGGTCTCACTGACCTTCAGCGACTTCGCCCTGCTCGACCGCATCGCCTTCGAACAGACGGGGACGAACAATCGCCAGCGCATCAAGCTGCGCACCGTGCTCGACATGGCCGTGAAGCAGAGCGGGATCAATACCGGGGCAGACTGGCAGACGTCCCTCTCCACCACCACATCAGCGGGGGCGTCGCTGCTGGACGGCGTCTACGTCTCGGAGGACAACTTCTTCGACGAAGACGGTGAGCCGATGACCCTGCGCGAGGTGCTGGAGGGCGTCTTGCGCCCCTTCGGCCTGCAAATGGTGCAGAAGGATGGCCGCATCAACCTCTACGACCTTCACGCTCTCTCGGAGGGCCTCCAGCCACGACGGGTGCGCTGGTGCCTCTCGGACTCGGCGCTGGGTGTGGACAAGACGTACAACAACTGCGAGCTGACCTACTCCCCCTACATGAGCAATAACCTTGTGGAGGCCTCCATCGAGCCGGGCACGATCAAGGACACGGCCTGCACCACACACCGCGTGAATGTGGACTACTCCGATCAGAACTACCCGGGCTTCGACATGCTGCTCCATCCGCTCAGCCTCAAGCAGCGGAAGTTCCGCGTGCTGGACGCCTTCAACCTGACGAAGTTCTTCAAGATCAAACCCATCTTCTCGGGCGACTCGGAGGCGGGCGTAGCCGTGGTCTTCGACACCCGCACGGGGCATAAGACGTACGCCCAGCAATGCAGCCGCATACTGAACGCAGGCCTGCCCTCGGTCACGATCGAGATGCACGATCGGCCATACGTCTTCGTCGACCCTGCACTGCGTGGCAACTATCTGCTGAATCTGAAGATCGAGGCCTTGGTGGATGTGCGCTACAACCCCTTCGAGGATGCGAGCAAAGACAACGAAGAGGGCTGGTGGAAGGACTTTCAGAAGCGTTGCCACTACGGCTACATCCCCTTCCGGCTCGTCCTGCGCGACGATCAAGGCAGGGCGCTCTATCACTACGACAACTCGACGGTCGTCAACACGCCGCTGCTGTCCTTCATGGTCTACACCACCGGCCGCAAATGGGAGCCCGGCGAGGGGACATGGGGCAATGCTTATGCGGCGTATTACGACAAGGAAGACCGGAACAAGAAAGCGGGGTGGGGCGGATGGAAAACGAATCGGCCAATCATGGGCTACACGCTCCTCCTGCCTTCGATCTTCGACAAGATGTTCGATGGAGAATACATCCCTATGCCACCCACCTCTGGGTGGCTTGAGCTCTCCATCGGCAACACGTTCAGGACGATCGAGCCTAATGTTGACATCTCGACGATCCACTGGTTCCTCCTCAAGAAGGTGGAACTGAAGCTCACCACACCCTACGGCAAGGAGTTGGAGAAAAGCGACATCGTCCTGCGTGCATGGGTGGAGAAAAGTGCCCGAGAGACGCTGAAGCTGGACACCGTCTGCGGCACCCTGCCCGATGGGGCGCATCCCACGGCACGCGGACAATTCTTCACCGCTGCCGGGGGCGTAATCACCGCCTTCCGCCGTGCAGGGGTGACGGACAAGGTGGAACGGCTGCTCCTGGGCACAGTCTACAGCCAGTTTCACGGGCGCAAGAAGAAGCTCTCGGGCACGGCTGACTTGGTGAACAAGTTCTCGACGCTCACCGACGAGCACGAGGCGGGCAAGTTCGTAGTCGTCTCCGAGGTGCAGAACCTGCTCCGCGACGAGAGCAACCTGACGATGATAGAGATTGTAACAGACAACTATACGGGGGTACCCTATAACGAGGAATAACCACAAGGAAGAATGGCATCACAATATCAATACAAGACCATCGTGCGGCAGGCTAAACCACGCACCGGAGAGACGCTGGAGGGAGCTGCCGCTTTCGCTCGTGAATACTCGGGTGGCGGAAGTATCGGTGGGGGTAGCCTCTCTGGCGGATCGCCCGGCAGCGGGTCGAACCTCTCCATCGTGGCGGGTGACCGGATCGTGGTAGAGGAGACGCCGGGCGCCAGCCGTACGACGGTGAAGATCTCGCACGCTGTGCCGAAGGATGAAGACATCGACTCGCAGACGACAGCCGAAGAGGGAGACTTTGTGAAGAACCTCCATTTAGACAAGCAGGGGCACGTGGTCAAGGCCGAGGTGCAGTCCGTGGGCCAGACCTTCGACCGCCGTTACCTGCGCAAGGATCAGCCAGACGAGACGAACTTCCGGGTCACGTTCCGCGACGGAGCGGACTACGGCGACTTTGTGGAGGGCTTCTTGGGTAGCGGTGGCCGCATCGACCGAAACGGCCATTGCTGGTTCGGCGGCATGCATCTCCGGGAGTTCCTCGAGGTGCCCGAGCTGCGCTTCAACCGCATCGACGTGGTCAGCGGCGAGCTGTGGAACGCGGTGGCTTTCGGCCTGATCGAGAGCGTGGACACGAACGCATGCATCGTCACGCTGAAGCTCGAGGAGGGTGAACGCTCCGGCCTGCATGTGAACGACCTCTGCCGGGGTATCTTCCACAACCTCGGGGGTAACGAGACCGTAGCGGGCAAGGACGCCTGCGGCTTTGACCGCATGCCGGGCTTCTCCACGTCCTACTTTATGCCCATTCAAATCATCGATGAAAAGCGATTTAAATACAGTTTGAGACCCGGTTCAACGGTGCACCCCTGTGCGGCCATGAAGTTTGCCGTCTATGGCAACACGACCGACAAGGCACGCCAGTCGTCGGCCTATAGCACACGCAACTACGTGCGCTACCTCTGCAACGTGGACACGTGGGAGATCAAGCCGCAGCATATCGGTGTGCAGATGGGCGACCTCACCGGACTTGTTATCGATGGGCAAGACCTTGGCGCCAAGTCGATCTACCTCGATAACGTCTACTTCGGTAAAAACATCGTCCAATCTAAGGGCCTCAAGGAGTCGCTCCGAGGTGCGGACGCCTACACCACAGGGCTGGATCACTACGCCGCCACGACCAATGCACCGTTGGGGCTGGTGGGTGATGTAGCCTTCACCGTCTTTGCCTCGAAGGGGGCGCAGCGACTGGCCTATGCCGCCGTATCGGGCGAGGGGAAGTTCACCGTCTCGATCTTCCAAGTCGAGGGGTGCACCGTGCATCAGACGAGTGAAGTGATACGTATCCTCACCTTTTCAGACCCCATTACGGCCAAAGTGACCGTGACGGTCAACTGTGAAGGACTTGTCTCCTACCGTCATGTCTTCACCCTGACGCGGGTGCAGAACGGGCAGGACGGCCCCCCGGGCCGCGTTGTCCGTAAGATCTATCGCCGCTCGACCACGGCACCTTATCAGCCGTACGGCGAATCACCCTCGGGCTGGTCGTTCGACCCTATGCAGGGCACCGACCCGCTGTGGATGAGTCAGGCCACCTTCACCTACTCCGGCTCCCTTGAGGGGCTGTGGTCATACCCCGTGAAGATCTCCGGCGAGAAGGGTGAGCCAGGAGCACCGGGGCAACCGGGCGCACAGGGGCCATCTGGGCCGGGCATCTGCTTCCGTGGCGACTACGACTCCTTCAAGTACTACAACGGCACGCCGACCTACGTGGACGTCGTCCGATACGCCGGCCGATACTACAAGGCGAACGTCACGAGTGGCACATTCCAAGGTGTACATCCGATGAATACCTCGAAGTGGGAGCTGATGAACTCTTTCGAGAACGTGGCCACCCGCCTGCTCATCGCTGAGGAGGCCAATATCTCCGGCTGGATGTTCTCCAACCAGTACATCGTCAGCCAGAACCGCAACGTGGGGCTGGATGGCACGGCCGACTCCAACCCACGCATCTGGGCCGGGGCAAGTTATCAGGGGCGAAACAATGCGCCCTTCAGGATCTACGACGACGGATCCATCTACTCCGTAAAAGGGTATATCGGTGGGTTTGCAGTTAGTGACACCATGCTTTATGCCTCGGATAAGGTGATACAGGGCTCTGTTTATGGAAACCCCAAAGGGCTCATGCTTAATGCGCATGGCGCCTGCCGTGTGCTGGATCAGGAAGGCAACCGGCTTGGACTGCTCTCCAGCTATCAAGACTGGCTCCTGAACCTGTTCATAGAGAATACCTACAAGGGGTTCATCATGTGTATCTATGCGAGAGGGACAAGTGCCCGGCGGGAGTTCTCCGTGCGTGCACAGACCTGCAAAGGCGATGCGAGCTGGTTCCGCCGCTGGCTGATCCGCGTCAGCCATATGCCACTGGCGCAGCACGTGCCGACGGATGCGCTCGAGGGCGACATCCTCTCTAACCCACAGGGGGACGGCAACTACTACGTTATGTGGAATGCTAAGACAGGCTACATGTGGGTCAAACCGCAATAACAACCAACACTATAAACGACAATGACAATCGATTTTACCAAATTGAACGTAGAGACCCGTATCGACTGCTTCGACATTTTGGATCTGCATGAGGTAGTGGGTGAGGTCGTCTTTGCCAGCGCAGGGACACTGGCTGAGGACGAACTGGCACGACGCATTTTCAAGACCAAAGGGCCGGTGGAGATGACCGAAAAGGAGTATAACGACGTCCTTCAGAGCATAGATGGAAAACTGGCCTTCCGAATCATTCAGGCCATCCGCCGCCAAGTGGGAGACACAGACGAAAAGGAGGCACAGCCATGAAAGTGATCAACCAAGGCGCATCGGCCACCTTCGACCTGAACTTGAAGAAAGGCAAGCGCTTCATCGATTTCTCCAAGGTGACTGACCTCACCGTGGCCCTGCTCTGCGACAACATGAACGTCCGCACAGAACTGACCCCCGGCGAACATTTCCGCGTGAGTGGTGACCGCCTGACGGTGCTCTTGGACAAGACGCTGACTGTCCGCGTGGGGAAATACAAAGTGCTCGTGCGTGGCAAGTATGAGGGACAGTGGATCGCTTTCGATCCCTACGCCTTCGTCATCGTTCGTACCCCCGCGCCCTCCATCTACGAGGCTACGCGCTACGGCATGACGGGCCATTTCGAGATCAGTGTGGCCTTCGGCGACAGCGCTGGTGAAGAGGTCGACCCCGTCTTCCAGAACTCCCCCGCCGGCAACATTCGGCAAGAGGACATCGACGAATGGAACACACCGCCCAGCACCCTCTCTGACGCCGAGATCGACGCGATATGTAAGTAACAACAACGAACCATTAACAATTCAACAACATGGCAAAATTCTTAGATGAAACAGGGTTGGCCCACCTGTACGAAAAGATCAAAGGGCTGATCAAGTGGCAGAACATCTCTGGCATCCCCTCGTGGATCTCGTCCACAAAACCGACCTACACCGCCAGCGAGGTGGGCGCACTGCCGGACACGACGTCGATCCCCAGCAAGGTGTCCGACCTGACCAACGATTCGGGCTTCCAGACCCAAGCGCAGGTCGCGGCGCTGATCGACACGAAGACCACGGGTCTCTTCTCTTACAAGGGGAACGTGGCCAACAAGGCCTCGCTGCCCAGCTCAGGCAATAAGGTGGGAGACGTGTGGAACACTTCCGACACGGGCAAGAACTACGCTTGGAGTGGTACGGACTGGGATGACCTCGGCGGCAGCTTCACCGTCGAAGCCCTCACCAATGGTGAGATCGACACCATTTGCGCGTAAACGACAAAGGATCTATAACAATTCAACATCATGGCTTATTTGGATAACACGGGACTGGCCCAAGTATGGTTCAAGGTCTGCGCCAGAATCGACTCGAAGGTCGAGGGCGCAAAAGGTAAATCGCTCTACCAAAGCTGGCTCGACACCGGACACACCGGTACCGAGGCGGACTTTGTGAAGGACATGAAAGGCAAACCGGGTGATCCCGGTGAACCGGGCGACCCGGGCAAGAGCGCCTACGACCTGTGGAAGGAGCAGGGCAACGAAGGCGGTGTGCAGGACTTCCTCGACTCTGTAAAGGGAAAGGATGGCAAGTCGGGCAAGAGCGCCTACGACCTGTGGAAGGAGCAGGGCAACGACGGCAGTATGCAGGACTTCCTTGACTCTGTAAAGGGAAAAGATGGCAAGTCGGCCTACCAGCTCTGGCTGGAGAAGAACCCGATGGGCGGCAGTGAGGACGACTTCCTCACCTCCCTGAAGGGTAAAGATGGCGCTGCCGGCAAGGGTGTCTACCAAAGCTGGCTCGACTCGGGTCAGACCGGCAGCGAGGCGGACTTCGTGGAGGACATGAAGGGCGAACCGGGCAAGCAGGGCGACACCGGTAAGAGCGCCTACGACCTGTGGAAGGAGCAGGGTAACGAGGGTACCGTCACGGACTTCCTCAATGCGCAGAAGGGTGCTCCGGGCAAGTCGAACTACGACCTGTGGAAAGAGCAGGGCAACAACGGCACCTTACAGGACTTCCTTCTGACGCTGAAAGGGGAGAAGGGCGACGACGGCAAGTCGGACTACCAGCTCTGGCTGGAGGCGGGCCACACGGGCTCCTTCGAGGAGTACATGAAGCAGGCCAAGGGCAAGCCGGGTGACCCCGGCGAAGCCGGTAAATCGGCCTACCAGCTGTGGCTGGAGGAGGGACACTCCGGCAGCAAGGCCGAGTTCCTCGCTTCACTCAAGGGGGAGAAGGGTGACCCGATGCAGGTCGTGGCACGGACGGTGGCACTCGATGCCTCCGGCTGGTCACCCGATAAGCGTCGCACAGTGACTGTGGAAGGTGTCACAGCCTCGAACCACATCATCGTTAGCCCCGCTCCGGAATCAATGGAAGCCGCCGGTAAGGCTGGCCTCTATGCCGTCGCACAGGCTGCGGGCAGCCTCACCTTCGCCTGCTCCAAGGTGCCTGAAGGGTTCGTCAACATCAACGTGCTGATCTTATGATACTGAATCAATTCGCAGGTGGCGGGCCGGGCAACTTGGATGGCGTGACGGCCCGCCCCGACACCGTACTGCAAGGATTCTCCTTTGTCGATCGTGACGGCAACCTCCGCACGGGTGCGATTCCGGAGGTCAAGACGAGCGTCAACTACAACCCAGCGAACGGCAACGTGCAGGGCGCCCCCGGGTACTATCCCAATGGGCCGACAGGCACAACGCAGCAGGCAGGAGCGCCCTATGTGGACTCCTGCACGTTCGACAGGCAGAACAAACGCGTCACTGTCCGTGCTCGCACCGCACAGGCCGGATGGCAGGGGCAGCCCGTGGGGAATGTCCAGACGTTTGCCATCCCTGTGGATACGTTCGAGAACTACGTCTACAAATACAACGTAACGAACAATGCGGGCTATGACGTCCGCATAGCCACCTCCGGCGACTCGGACATCATTGTCAACGGCCAACAGGTGCCACGTGTAATCACCATCGGTCACGGACAGACCGCATCGGTCTACTCCAACATCATGGACTTCCACACCGGGGCCGACAACCACGGCGCGGGCTTCGAGGCGAACTTCCCGAACACCTACGACCCGCTGGCGCTCTCCTTTAAGAGTCAAGATCGCCTCTCGCGTACCACGGAGGGCTATCTGATGATCGAGAAATTGGTAACTGTCTCGCGCCCGAGGTAACCCCAAGGGCAAAGTGTTCTTATTGTTTTCATTTCACCGCAGAGGGGCGGGCACGGGCATATGCGCCTGCCCTTCTGCTTCATTTTAAGACAAGACAACTAACATGATCCTAAACATAGCAACAGAACGCAGCAGTGGCGAAACCTTCACCGGCATCGTCTACAAATACAACGTAAAGAATGCCACAGGTAGATCAACTCTTAAGTTTACCGCAGGCTCAGGGGATGCTCCAGTAGTCAATGGGGCTTCTGTCCCC